GGTGGTGACGCCTTTGGTATGGATGAGACAAAGAACACTTTCATGGATAGTGACGAAAAATAGTATTAACCAACTAACCATTAAATGATGAAAATTAATCTACAAAGATTAGAAGAATTAAAACGTGAATTACATATTGATGAACAACCTGATTATGAAAATCACGAACCAATGGGACTCCAAGTTATAATGGAGGCTCTTAGAATATATGTGTACGAGACAACACCTAACGATGTAGTCAACAAGTTATTAATAGACTACGGTATTTTGGTTAATGAAGAAGAAGGTCCGATTGTTAAACCACATAAGTTTAACACAAATGGGTAGACCAGTCAAAACAACAACAACACTAGTAATAGATGGTAATGTCCTCCTTAAAAGGTCACATAGTGGAGCAAAACATTTGTTCTATAAAGACCAACATATAGGGGGACTTTACCAATTCTATACTACACTTCGTAAAATAGTTGTTGAACAAAAAATCAATAAAATAGTATTAATGTGGGACGGTGAACGTGGTGGAACGTTACGTCTAGACTATTACCCAAGTTATAAGGGTAATCGACCTAGTTATTTCGACGAATCTTTCGAAAAACAAAAACTTAGGGTACAGACTTATGCTGAGGATTTATATATTAGACAGTGTATACACCCCGATTGTGAGTCGGATGACCTAATGGCTTACTACGCTCTTAATAAGAAGAAGAACGAAGAGGTCATCATATACACCAACGACAGAGACTTATGTCAAATGATAACAGAAGAAGTTTCGATTTATTTGGCTGACAAGAAACAACTTGTTGGTGTTGGTAACTACAAATGGTTCTTCAAACACCACTACACTAACGCTGGTACAGTTAAGATAATTGAGGGTTGTAAGTCGGACTTTATTAAAGGTATCTCATTAGTGACAGAGAACACCCTTTTAGAACACTTCCCCGAGATTAAGGTAAGAACGGTCACTGTTGATGAAATTAAGGTTAGAGCAAAAGAAATACAAGAAAAAAGGGAGAGACCACTAAAAGCTTTACAGAACATTATAGATGGTGTATCTAAAGGAAACCACAGAGGTGAGTTCTATGAGATTAGTGATAAGATAATAAACCTTAAGAACCCTTTACTACCCGATGAGGCTAAGGAAGAGGTTCAGTCACTAATAGACTTACCAATGGACCCTGAGGGTCGAGACTATAAGAACGTCTTAAGGATGATGTTAGAAGATGGTGTCATGTATAACATCCCTGGTGGTGTAGATGGTTACGTAAAATGGATGGAACCATTCATGATACTAATCAAGAAAGAAAAATTAAAATTTAAAAAACAAAAGTAACATTAAAAAAAAAACAAAATTATGAAAAAATTTGAATTTGTACTTTATATTAATAATAACATTATCTGTCAGAGATATTTTTCTGTGAAGAATTATGATAGTGATGTGAGAAACTCAATGGATATGAAGTGGTGTGTCGACGAATGTGTTGATATGATTGAGAGTGATTTATTAGTTAAAACTAAGGACTACTTATATAGACAATATAACCCGTACCAGATACAAACACAAGAGGTAATTACGGCTAGTAAAAAGAACCATTCTGAAAAAGAAGATGTTTTTGATTTCGAAATCAAAGTTGATGACAGACCAACAGTGAAGAAGAGGTTTAGTGGAAATCCGTACCCTCAGAGGGTTAGGTACAGTGTTGATGTGAGAAAATTAATCCCTGGGATTATCTCGAACATACAAGATGTGTTTTCACAAGAAGAATTTGATGTGGAATATAGCGGAATCAAACTGTAATTCCTATTTATTATAAACACAAAAACGTTTACAGATTATGGGAAAAAATATTACACTCGGATACTTGGGGCACAAGTTCCAACAGGAATTAATAAATCAAATACTACATCCCGCTAATAAGAAATTTTCAGAAAGAATTATTGATATAATTCACGCACCATACTTCGACAACGAGTACTTTAGACTACTTATAGTAACAATAAAAGATTACTATGAGAGGTTCGATAAAGTACCTGAGTGGGACACATTGGAAACGGTTTTAAAGATAGAGATTAGTGACACTGTAACACAAGATTACATATTTGCTATTACGAAAGAAGTTAGGAACTTAGTTGTTTCGGATTGGAAGTTCGTTCAAGAGAAATCACTTAATTTTTGTAGACAACAAGAGTTAAAAAAGGCGAACGACCAAATAACTGAGATTATAGATGAAGGTGACTTCGATAACTACGAGAAGTGTTCGGAGATATTGAAGGACGCTTTATCTGTAGGGGCTGAGAAAGATGATGGGGTCTTTATACAAGATGACTTTGAGTCAGTCTTACAAGACGACTACAGAAACCCAATCCCTACGGGGATAACTGGTATAGATGAAATTACCGACGGGGGGATATCAAAAGGTGAATTGGCTGTAGTCTTAGCACCATACGGGGTGGGTAAAACCACAGTATTAACTAAGATTGCTAACTCAGCGTATAACGCTGGACACAATGTTTTACAAATCATATTTGAAGATATGCCGAAAGTGATACAACGTAAACACGCAGCATGTTGGACAGGGATTAACCTTAATGACCTTTCGGAGAACAAAGAAGAGGTTATTAAACAAGTCCACGAAAGAACGGACAGAGAAAACCAACTGATAATTAAAAAGTTCACGTCAGAGGGTGTTACAATGAATACGATTAGGTCATATATAAGACACCTAATAGCTACAGGTGTTAAACCAGATATACTACTTTTAGATTATATCGATTGTGTTGAGTCAGTTAAATCATTCAACGCATCATGGGATGGTGAGGGTAATGTAATGAGAGCCTTTGAAACTATGTTAGTCGAGTACGATATGGTTGGGTGGACAGCGGTTCAAGGTAATAGAAGTTCGATATCAGCAGATGTTGTTACAGGGGACCAAATGGGTGGGTCGATAAAAAGAGCACAAATCGGTCACTTCATCATTTCAGTAGCTAAGTCATTACCACAAAAAGAAGCTGGATTAGCAACTATAGCTGTATTAAAATCTAGGTTTGGTAAAGATGGCGTTATTTATGAGAACTGTACGTTTGATAATGGTACGTGTCACATCGATACAGCTACATCAGAATCGTTCTTAGGTTACGAAAAAAAGACCGAGGAAAAGGTTGAGGACAGAGTTCGTGAGAGAATTAAACGAGCTAAGGAAATTAGAGAAAAAACAGAGGTACAGGAGTCACCCCAACCAGAGACCCCAACAGAGAAATAACACAAACAATTTAAAAACAAATTAACAAAATGGAATTATCAAACCAAATTCTGTCTGACATAACAGTCTACATGAAATACGCTAAATTTCTCCCACAAAAAGAACGAAGAGAGACGTGGGACGAATTAGTAACTAGAAATAAAGAGATGCATCAAAAGAGGTACCCTCTATTGGCTGATGAAATTGATGAGGCATACACATTCGTGTATGATAAGAAAGTATTACCATCAATGAGGTCTATGCAGTTTGGTGGTAAACCAATCGAAATTTCACCAAATAGAGTTTATAACTGTGCATATGTCCCTATTGACCACAAAGATTCATTCGCTGAGTCGATGTTCTTACTATTAGGTGGAACAGGTGTTGGATATTCAGTACAGAAACATCACGTAGATAAACTACCTGATATCAGAAAACCCAACCCAGAGAGAACAAGACGATACCTAATCAGTGATTCAATCGAGGGTTGGGCTGACGCAATTAAAGTGTTAATGAAATCTTACTTCGGTGATACCATTTCAACACCACTATTCGATTTTTCTGACATCAGACATAAGGGAGCACAATTAGTTACTTCAGGTGGTAAAGCACCTGGACCACAACCACTTAAAGATTGTATCCACAACATAAGAAAGGTTTTGGATACAAAGACCGATGGTGATAAATTAAAACCATTAGAGGTACACGATATCGTATGTCATATAGCTGATGCTGTATTAGCTGGTGGTATTCGTAGAGCAGCACTTATCTCTTTATTCTCAGCTGACGATGAAGAGATGATTACATGTAAGTCAGGTAGTTGGTGGGAACTTAACCCACAAAGAGGTAGAGCTAATAACTCAGCGGCTTTAATTAGAAGTCGAATTACTGAGAGTTATTTCTACGACATTTGGAAACGAATTGAGTTGAGTGGAGCTGGTGAACCTGGAATCTATTTTACGAATGATAAGGACTGGGGAACTAACCCATGTTGTGAAATAGCTTTAAGACCTAACCAATTCTGTAACCTATGTGAGGTGAATGTATCAAACCTTGAGTCACAAGAGGATTATAATGGGAGGGTTAAAGCGGCAGCGTTCATTGGAACACTTCAGGCTGGATACACTGACTTCCATTACTTAAGAGATGTTTGGAAGAGAACAACTGAAAAGGACGCACTTATTGGTGTATCTATGACAGGTATAGCGTCAGGTGTTGTAGTGAAATATGATATGACTGAGGCTGCTAACATAGTTAAAGAGGAGAACAAAAGGGTGGCTGACCTAATCGGAATCAACACATCAGCTAGACAAACAACTGTTAAACCAGCTGGAACCACTTCATTAACATTAGGTACTTCATCGGGTATTCACGCATGGCACAACGATTACTACATCAGAAGAGTACGTGTTGGGAAGAACGAAGCAATCTACACTTACTTAGTAATCTATCACCCTGAATTAATTGAGGATGATGTGTTTAGACCACATGATACGGCTGTAATATCTGTACCACAGAAAGCACCTAAAGGTTCAATCCTAAGAACAGAATCAGCTTTTGATTTATTAGAGAGAATTAAAAAGATTTCTATTGAATGGGTAAAACCTGGTCACGTTAAAGGGATGAACACACACAACGTATCAGCAACAGTGTCATTGAAAGATGATGAATGGGAAGAAGCTGGTAAATGGATGTGGAAAAACAGGGAACACTACAATGGTTTGGCTGTATTACCTTACAATGGTGGTACTTACCAGCAAGCTCCTTTTGAGGATTGTACTGAGGAAAAATACAATGAAATGATGAAATCACTAGGTAATATTGATTTATCTAAAATCATTGAGACTGATGATAATACAGATTTATCTGGTGAGATTGCATGTGGGGGTAATAATAGTTGTGAGATAGATATTGACCTGACTCAACTAAAAACTGAGGTTGAAGTTACTAACACAGATGGTGATGATTAATCCATAAAAATATAAACTAAACCCTCTTCAGAAATGTAGAGGGTTTTTTTATGACCTACACATTTATAAATGTGGTGTTAAATTTCTTAGTGGGATATTTATAAGGTATGAAAGATATTATAAAAAAAGTTTTACTTGAAAGTGGTGACCAAAAACCATATGAATACCATAAAGGTGGGTATTTAATACCCGTTAAATATGGTTCTACGGGTGTGGTGTATTTAACCAACCTTGAATATGAGGAAGTTAAACCAATTAACGATAATATGGTGGAATTATATAACACTAAATTAAAACAATTAGATTTAGTATCACAACACAATAGGGGTGTAATACAACACATCTTATCCAAAAAACTTAATAAATAATGGGTGAACGATTTATAAACATAGAGTTTCCGTTTCAGGATGATAATAAAGGTAAGTTCCTATCGATGAATGACCTTAGTGATAAGGCAATAAAATCTGATTTAATGCACCTATTATTAACAAATCAAGGTGAAAGATTATATCTACCTAGTTTTGGTGCTAATTTACGAAAGTATTTATTTGAACCTAACGATACTGAGGTTCAGGGTAACATCAAAGAGGAGATTCAAACAGCTATAACAAAATTTATACCTAATTTACAAATCGACGAATTAAAATTATCAAGTGGTGAACCAGGTCAATTAAGGAATGAACACCACACATTAGTAACAATAGATTACACAGTAACACAAGGAGCCTTTAAAAGAAGTGACTCGGTGGAAATAGAATTATAATTATGGCAACACAAAATAAAAAAATAAATTATTTCGCAAGGAACTTCCAAGACGTACGAACGGAATTATTCAATTTCATAAAACAATATTACCCAGGTCTATTTAGTGATTTTAATGATGCGTCGGTTGGTACCATGTTATTAGAACTTAATGCAGCTACAGCTGATATGTTGTCATATCACACAGATAGAATGTTCCAAGAGACACAAATTGACTACGCTCAAGAGAGAAAGTCAGTTATGTCAATGGCTAGAACATTAGGTTTAAAAGTACCTGGTCAACGACCAAGTGTAACTATGGTTGATTTTTCGGTAATCGTACCACCATTAGGTGATTCATGGGACCAAAGATACGCACCTAAACTTAGGTATGGTGCTCAAGTAATGGGTGGTGGTCAAACATTTGAATCGATGGAAGATATCGATTTCTCCTCACCATATAGTTCAGGTGGTATCCCTAACAGGTTAATATTACCAAATATTGATGTTAATGGGACATTACTTAATTATACAATTGTTAAACGTGAATTGGTAATAAATGGTACAACTAAAATATTTAAACGGGTTTTGAATGGTTCTGATGTTAAACCGTTTTTAGAGATAGTATTACCCGACCAAAATGTACTATCCATCGAGAGTATTATAACAAAGGAGGGGACCAACCTAGTGACAACACCTACCTTAGATGAGTTCATAAATTTAGACCTTAGATGGTGGGAGATGGATTCATTAGCTGAAGATAAAGTATTTATCGAGGATACAACTAGACGAAGTGATAATTCGGGTATTAAAATGGGTAAATGGATTGATACAACACAACGTTTCTATAAAGAATATACCGATTTAGGGTTTTGTAAGATGACTTTTGGTAGTGGTAATTCAGGTGAGGACTTATTAACTCAGTACGGGAACAACTCATTTACACAACAAATAGGTGACTTCATCAACACAACAGCGTTAGGGGAGATACCTAAACCAAATAACACGATGTATATTAGATATCGTATTGGTGGTGGTTCTAGGAGTAATGTGGGTTCGAATGTGATTAACGGTATTGGGTTAAATACAATGGTAATTGACGGACCAAACGTTAATACGAATGACGCCGTTAGGAGGTCATTAAGGGTTAATAACCCTATACCAGCTTTTGGTGGTGCAGGGTCACCATCTATTGAGATGATTAGACAAATGACTAAGTACAACTTCGCATCACAAAATAGAGCTGTTACAATTAAAGATTACTTATCTAGAGTACAGTTAATGCCAGGGAAATATGGTGTACCATTTAGGGTAGGTGTTGGTGAGGACCAAAATAAGGTGGAGATATTCGTATTAGGTTTAGATAGTGGTGGTAAGTTGAGTAACGCATCGACCAACGCACTTAAAGAGAATATGGCGTCTTATTTAGCTGATTATAGAATGTTAAATGATTATGTTTTAATTAGTGATGGTAGAATCATCAACCTCTCATTTGAAGTGGATTTATTCATCGATAAGTCATACAATCAAGCTGAGATAGTGAATAATGTAATACAGAACATTAACACTTATTTCGACGTAAATAAATGGGATATGGGTGGGTCGATATATTTAGGTCAGTTAACTGAAAGTGTGAATAACGTTGGTGGTGTGATAAACGTCACGGACATTAGGATATTTAATGAAGTTGGTGGTAATTACTCATTAAATGAGATAAGTCAGTCATACCTAAACCAAGAGACTAGACAAATTGACTTAAGTGAGGATTATGCTTTATTTGGTGAACAGAAGACGATGTTCGAAATTAAGAACCCATCGAAAGATATTCGTATTAGAGTAAAATCAACTAGTGTTTAATGGATGATAGAATAAGACAGATAATTGGTCGTCACAAGAATAAAATCTCGACTGACGATAATACAAACATAAACCTAACAATTGATAACACAACTAGGTTAATAAAACCGAATGCGAACCCGATTAATAGTGTAGTTAGTGTCGACGACCAATTCGACTTAGAACGAGACGAATCTAGTTTATATCGAATTACGGGTAAGTTAAACTTAATGACGGCTAATGAACTAACCCAAGGTAACTCAGATGGTTCAATAAGAAGTACTGAGGAGTTAGATTGGGACCCACTATTCTCTGAGTTCTATAATGGGAATGACATCGTTAAAACACCTAACAATTGGTTGTTACAAATGTGTTACCCTTCAGATATTGTTGTGGATTACAACATGTGGGGTGATGATAATGAACACAAACCAATTAGTTTAGGGATGAGAGTTGAGAGTTTATCAACTAACAACCCATCAGGTAATAGAAGTTTATTAGTCGTTAAAACAACACAAACACACAAACTATCTGAGGGTGATTATATACACCTAAACGATAGGGTTAACAATAACCAGTACCAAGGGATACATAAAGTATTTGAGGTTGGTGAGAATGGTGGTGACATGGGTACTAAAATAACGTTAGAAACAACGTATAAGGGTGGTACAACGAATGAAATGTTCCTTAATAGAGTAACCAATAGTTCGGATGATGATGTGGTCTATAGAGGGTCCACATCACTAATCGCCTTTAACAACACAGATGTAAATGGTGGGTCAACTAATACCGATTACGTTAAAGTAACAACACCAACAGAACACGGTCTAGGTGTAAATGGTTTCGTAGAGATGAGAAACCCCAATGGGGGTCTTATGAACGGTTTCCATAGAGTACATACGGTTATTGATGGGTATAATTACGTAATACAACCACCTAATGTCGTATCTTCAGTAGTTGGTTATACATATAAACGAATGGATGGGACCCCGTCCGAGTACTATATACGTAGATTTGAACTATTAACTGGTAATGATTATGACACATACCCAGCAGCTTTTAGTTCATCGATATACCCCGAGACAAGTGTGTCGGAATTCGGTGTGGCTAACAAAACATACTTATTTAACTTAAGTAAAGACATTAATACTGGGGCTTTAATAAGTCACAGGGGTGGTGTGGTTAATGAACTAAAGATGTGTATGTTAAAAAGGTCGGGTACCAACCCATATAATTGGTCTAATGTAACATCACATTGGGACTTTAATCGTGTGTTAGCTAACACAACAAATGGTATTGAGACAGTTTCGGTGAACAAACCGAATGGGACTGGGTCGATAGTTAAAAACACACCAAAAACGATAACTCAAGAAGGGTCTAAATATATGGGTGATATTGTTGAATACAATAGGAAAGAAATTAAGGAGAAGATTATAACCGATGTAATATTTAGGTTTGGTCTTGAGAGTGGGGTATTAACAAACAACAATATCCCAGAAAACCCAACCCTATTAAACGGGGTTGAGACAGAAACAACAATTGGACCACTTAAAGATTTAGAGGGTTACTATTATAAACCATTCAGGTCCATTGATGTTAAAAAATTCTCTAAGATGATAGAAAGAGCTGACCCTGAAGATGTGATAGACGGAATACCAAACGACTACGAAGAATACCCAAATGGGTCAAAAGGTTGGAGGGATTTACTAACGAATGGTTTTATTGAAGAGGGTGATAATGGTGTGGATTGGCCATTTGTGAATGGTAGACACTATATACACATAAATCATTACACATACATAAGGAGACAAAACCCTTACGTGGTGTTAGACCAAAGTGATATAATAACGGTTAACCCTAAAAACGCTTGTTAATGATACATAGAATTCAGTTAAATAGAAGAAGGTTGTTAGGTGTAAACTATGGTGTAGTTTCAGCTACAACAACAACATGGGTTAGTGGTGAGACATTAGACACACAATGGGTGAATGCTAACGATTACCCAACAATGGGAAATCCGAACGGTAATCCATCACCTATG